GATGCAGAGGCTGATCCGTATCACGTTAGGTATATTTAATGGCGTTAATAAATATAGATAATGTCGGGCAAGTTGGTATAGTAAAGGAGACAAGTTCTTGGAACCTGCCGCCTAATGTCTGGTCGGATGGCAACAATGTAACGACAGAAGAAAACTCTATCAAGAAGTGTCCGGGTTATTCGGAGGTTATGGCTACTTGCCCTATCGCTCCTTACTATATTACTCAAATAACTCTTGGTGATCCTGAGTTTTGGGTTGTTGGTGGACTTGCGGCTATATACGCTTACGATAATACAGGATCATCTACTGCTTTAAACGGCTCTATTAACTCAAGTGTAACTACAATTACCGTAGACAGCACTTCAGGATTTGAAGATGCTGGCACTATTACAATAGGAACTGAGAACATTACCTATACAGGTAAGTCAAGCACACAGTTCACAGGATGTACAAGAGGCGCAGATAGTACAACAGCGGCATCACATTCAGATGATGTTACTGTAACTAGGTCAACTAAATGGTATAATATTACTAGGACTAGCGGAGCGTATTCTGCCACAGCAGATGAAGGATGGACTTCTACTGTTATTGGCGGCGTTCTTGTTATGACCAATAACTTTGATAAGCCTCAGTATTGGGCGCTTACAGATGGCAAGCCTTTGTCGAGCCAGAAGATGCAGGACTTGACTAACTGGCCCAGCCTCACACAGTTGAATGGCGCTATCAACGATGCTGTCACAACTATTACGGTTGATGCTACTGAGGACTTTCCTAGCGCGGGAACTATTAATATAGGCTCTGAGAAGATTACATATACTGGCGTAACGTCCACAACTTTCACAGGATGTGCCAGAGGAGCCGCGGGAACTACTGCCGCATCACATTCAGATAACGATAATGTAACTATCTCTACCCTATGTAAGTCTATGAGAGCGTTTCGCTCTTTCTTGGTTGCCCTTAATATAACCAAGGATGGTGTAAACTTCCCTAGAGTAGTTAAGTGGAGTACAGAATCCGCGACTCAGACTCTTCCGACCTCATGGAATGAGACAACGAGTACAGTTGATGCGGGTGAATTTGAACTTGCAGACACCAAGGGAGATATCTTAGACGGTCTACAGTTAAGAGACTCCTTTATGATTTATAAGGAAGATGCTGTATATTCTATGACGTTTGTTGGTACTCCGTTTATATTCTCTTTCCGTCAGTTGTCTCCTACTATCGGTGCTATATCAAAGAACTGTGTTGCAGAGTTTGATGGAGGTCATGCTATCTTTGGTAAAGGCAACTTCTATATCAATGACGGGCAGAGGATTAAACCAATCCTCCCAATGAAATTAAAAGATTATGTCTTTCAGTCCATAGATGGAGCGCAAACAAATAAATGTTTTGTTGTTGCTGACTATGGAAGAACTGAAATACTATTCTGCTTTACTGCTGATGGAGCGGGAACCAATCACCCTAATAAAGCGGTGATATGGAACTACGTTACTAACACGTTCACTATACGAGATATACCTGACTGCGCCCATATGGGATATGGGAACGTAGCAAACCCAACCACATCTACAAGTTGGGCCGGTACTTCTGGAACATGGGAGACTGCCACAGGTCCGTGGACAATGAGTTACGACCTGCAAGATAAGGTTCTATTGTTTGCCGATCCCGGAAACACTAAACTATACAGAGACAGGTCAGGCAATAAAAACTCTACAACAGATATGGTTTCCTACATAGAAAGAACTGGATTAAGTTTGGATGAGCGTGGAACTCCTGACCAATCTTCAGTAAAACGTATCAGTGCAATCTATCCCAAGATGTCTGTATCCAGTACGAATACTATAAACGTATATCTAGGAACATCTATGTCTACTGAGGGAGGTTTAACGTGGAACGCTCCTGTTACATTTAATCCTAACACGCAGTCTAAAGTATCTGTTAGAGGAACTGGAAAGTTATACGCTGTCAAGTTTGAATCTACCGGAGACTTGGAATGGGAGTTAGATGGCTACTCTGTAGATGTTAAGAATGTAGGCGCTAGAGGATCAAGGTCTTACTAATGGCTACTTATTCAGACAGAGTTCAGAAGAGTGTTACGCTATATGAACCGGGTCCAATACCTGAAGAGCAGGAAGATTTAGCAACTTATCTGGTTACTGAATTAAAAAGACTTGGTAATATTATTTATAATCAGGCCGCTTTCAGGCTTGAGAGATTGCATGCAGAACCTCAACGCCCTCGGGTTGGAGACATTAGATACGCTGATGGCACTGATTGGAATCCCGGTAGCGGTGAAGGCGTATACTTATTTGACGGAACATCATGGACGAAATTTTAATATCTGAGCCAGTGCCTATACCTAAAGATGTGCCGACACTTCTTATTGTCAGCCCTGAAGATGTAGAATATGTATGGGAAGAGGTTAAACCTTTAATAGATAAGGCTCTATCCTATGCTGAAGGAGAACTTCTCTCTGAAGATGTGTTAAATAAAATCTTTGAGAATAGACAAACTCTGTGGGTAGGAATGAAGGACGGAGAGATATTTTGCTCTGGTGTAACCGAAGTCATTACATACCCAAGAAAGAAAGTATTAAGAGTGATTACCTTTGCTACAAAAAGTGGTCACGACTATAAGCATTGGAAAGACTTTGAAGAAGTTATAGAAGGGTTTGCTGTAAGGCGAGGATGTTCCGCTTTGGAAGCATGGACACGCAAGGGTCTAGCAAAGAAACTAGATTGGGATAACGAATACTCAGTAATAACAAAGGATATAAAAAGCAAATGGCAGTAAGAACACCTATACCAATATCACAGCCTTTGGCTCCGGGTTTGCTATCAGCAGATTATAGTCCGTGGAGTACCGAGGCTGGAGCAAGAACCGGAATGACACACCTTCCCGGATTCTTAAACTATACTGGATCAACAGGAATGGTTGGTTCCTCTCCAGACAGGTTACCTAACTGGTCTACTTATTTTATTTCTACAAAGTCTCCCGGTGGCCCGGAAACTAGTGGGTCAGGTTTACCAATGCCTGATGTAGAAGGATATAAATATGTGTATCCTAGATTTACCTATAACCCATATGATGGTAAATGGGATAGGTCAGGATACCGAGAAGATAGAGATGCTTATGATTATTATCCATATTTTCCCGAAGGGATTTCAAGCAGTAGCCCAATCCTTGTCGGCGTTGAGTTACTAAAGGAGTAATATATGTCAGGAGGAAGCCAATCACAAACTACACGGACAGAGCCGTGGGATGCTCAGAAAGACTATTTAAAAACAGGCTTTGCTAGAGCAGAGGATTTATACTCTACAGGAAAAATGACTCCGAGTTATTACTCGGGAAGTAGAATTGCTCCATTTGATCCCGCTACACTAGAGGCTCAGAGGTCAGCACTAACTTATGCTACAGGTCCACGACCTGCTAACCTACAGGCTGGTGCAGAGACTACTCAGTTAGGTGGCTTACAGTACGGTAGAGACTTAATGGACTACGGTACGGCTATGAGAAGCCCTATGAGTGGTGCTGACTATGCCGGCCTTACTCCGTTTACTGATGCTCAGTATTCAGGAATGTTAAGTGGTGAGGTAGATACGTCTGTGTTCAATCCTCTTGCTGACGCTTACAGAAACGAGGCTATGGGCCAGTTAACTGGAGAGATACTGCCAGGTATTAGATCACAGATTGTCCAGCATCAGCCCGGAGGTAGCACCAGAGGTGACATTATACAGGCTAACGCTGTAGCCGCCGCAAACCAGAGAGTTACAGATAATCTTGGCAAGGCTATGTTTGATGCCTATGGTCAGGCACAGAATAGAAAGTTAGGCGCGGCTCAGATGGGTCTTGGCGCACAGCAGTTTGGGATGGGGCAGGGAGCCACAGGTGCAGGTATTGGAACAGGATATCTCGGGCAGTATCCCACTATCATGTCTGCTCCGCTGTCTAACATTGCCGCAATGGATAAGGTTGGTCAACAGCGTCAGGCTATGGATCAGCAAGGGATTCAGAGTGCTATGGATAGGTACTCTTATGAGTCACAACTTCCGACAATTGGATTGCAGAACTATCTTGCCGCCATCTCTGGTGATTACGGTAGTAATGTTCAGGCTACTGGACCTTCTGGCCCTAATCCTCTTGTTACTGCTTTAGCAGGTGGAATAGGTATGGCCGCAGGTGGGCCAATGGGAGCGGCTATAGGCTCTGGTTTAGCAGGTTTGGTTGGAGGATAATATGGCAGGGTTACAAAATAGATATAATACAAGTCCGTTAAGTTTAATGACTACTGGAATAGGCGGCGGTACGTCTAGGCAAGACCTTATTAGACTGCAAAAGGAAAGAGAAGAGTTAGATCGCCAAAGACTAGAGCGAATACTAGCGGCAGGACCAGCGCGAAGTAGCGGCGCAGTACCAACTATAACCGCTAATATACAAACACCTTATGCTAGGGATGCTAGGTCTATAGATGCTTTGAAAAAAAGTCGTTTAGCACAAATAGAGCAAAATAAAATAAATAAATATAGAAATGCTCTTTCTAATAGCAATACTATAGCATTGGGGCAAGTTGCTCCTGCGGCAATGTCTGGAGCGGCACAACCAATGCCAGAAAAAGAGGAAGATGAATACGGATTCCTTGATGCTATGTTCTTGTCTAACCTTGTAGCGGGTATGCAGGGCGGTCCTCCACCTACTCCATATGGAACGGCAGTAGGCGGCGGTAATAAAACTTGGGCTTCTCTCCCAACACTAATGAGGATGTCATAATGGCTTGGCCGCTTTTAGGTTTGTTAGGAACTGGATTAAGAGCAGGAGCGTCTAGAATCTTGCCG